TTTTTCACCTATTATACCTTGTATACCTTGAGCGCCTTGTAAACCTGTTATACCTTGTAAACCTTGTAGACCAGTATCACCTTGTAAACCTTGTATACCTTGAGCGCCTTGTAAACCTGTTATACCTTGTAGACCTTGGACACCAATAATACCTTGGATTCCTTGAGCTCCTTTTTCCCCTATTATACCTTGTATACCTTGTAAACCAATATCACCTTTTATACCTTGAATACCTTGGGATCCTTTTTCACCTATTATACCTTGTATACCTTGAGCGCCTTGTAAACCTGTTATACCTTGTAGACCTTGGACACCAATAATACCTTGGATTCCTTGAGCTCCTTTTTCCCCTATTATACCTTGTATACCTTGAGCCCCTTTTTCACCTATTATACCTTGTATACCTTGGGATCCTTTTTCACCTATTATACCTTGTATACCTTGAGCGCCTTGTAAACCTGTTATACCTTGTATACCTTGAATACCTTGTTCACCAGTTATACCTTGTAAACCTTGTAAACCAATATCACCTTTTATACCTTGAATACCTTGATTACCAGTAATACCTTGGATTCCTTGAATACCTTGTAAACCAATATCACCATTTATACCTTGGATACCTTGAGTACCAGTAATACCTTGAATACCTTGAGCTCCTTTATCACCTGCATCACCCGTTACTTGAAAAGAAACTATTATGTCATCTCCATCAGCAAATGGACTCGATGCTGAAGATGCTTCTGAGGCTATAGTTAAAATGTACCAGGTATCTGTATCTTGTCCTGCTACTGTTGTAATTTGATATAATATAAAATCGTCAGTATTACCTTTTTCTGATATTCTAACGTGTCCTTTTATTGTAGAAGTAGCATTATCAATAGTTGTCATGAACTGAACAATGCTGTTTCCATTGTCATCCGTGGCATCTAAATATAAGCTTGTTGCGGCATTTTGAGTTGAATTATTTAATTGAACAATCCCTGTGGGTGGGTCTGTTGGTGGAGAAGGTACTGTTGTACTAAATGTATAATCAAAAGAAGCACCTCCAAAATTACCTGCTGTACCTTGAGTACCTTGTATACCTTGAATACCTTGAGTACCTATTATACCTTGAATACCTTGAGAACCTATTATACCTTGAATACCTTGAGAACCTTTAGGACCTACTTCTCCTACACCTGTTGTACCTTGAATACCTTGAGAACCTATTATACCTTGAGCGCCTTTTAAACCAGTATTACCTGTTACACCTTGAGCACCTTTTTGACCTTTAATACCTTGAATACCTTGTGCACCTTGTTCACCAGTAATACCTTGAATACCTTGAGCACCTGCTCCAGATATATCTATCCATTGTGAACCTGATACTGTAGAAGATAGAACTTGACCTAGTACTCCAGGTGATTCATCTGTATCGTATATTGATTTTGAGACTAAAAGAGACCCACTAATATTTGTATCGTTATCTACCCCTAAGGTTTCAAGTAAAGCGTTTGATCCACTTACTATTACTTCTCTCCAATTTGCCATATTTTATTATATATAATGATAAATATTAAAAGAATATGGTTAATCAACTTCTGTAGGTGAAGGAGTGGGTTGAGAATTTAGATGTTCTTCGATTTGTGTTATTTGATTTTGGAGTTTAATTTGTAAAGTCCCAATAAACATAGCGTCTATTCCCTTAATATTAATTTCTTTTATTCCTACCAACAATGCCTTTACTTCTCTTAATGATAAGTTTTCTAATGTGTATATGTCCATAACTATTTATTTTTAAATTTCTCTAAATCAAGATACATTTTTTGTAGTTTTAAGGTTAAATTATAAATTTCCTCCATTTCTCCCCCTGTAAAGGTTGATTTACGGATAATATTTAACATAAAAAGTATCTCTTCTCTAGTAAGAATTGGCAGACCCATTGCTGGGTCTGCCTTTCCTATTATTGTACTTCCTGATTTGAAACCCATTTACATATTCTTATGAATAAATAAATATATCTTCATTATCTCCTATGAAAATGTTACCTTTCTTCTGGAATTTAGAAACTACTGCTGTTGGAACATCTATTCCGGTTGCACCTTCTACTACCAATGACATAAATGAGTCTGGTGTATAAGCTTCTGTACTTGGATCAAATGAACCTGTTGTACTCCATCTAGTTGTTGCTGCATCGTAAGCAAACGCTTCACCATTTGCAGGACCATCTTGTTGTACTACAATACCACCATCTCCAACTGCTGTTGATCCAGATGCCATTCTGATAAATCTATCAGCTACATCTAAATTCTGAGTGTTTTGGAAACTTGCTGTACCTGCAACTGTTAAGTTACCTGATACTACTGCGTTTCTTCCAATTTGAACATCTCTTGTTACAGTTAAATCTTGTCCAATTGTTACATCATCTGGTAAACCAATTGTTAAAGCAATGTTTCCACCAATTGCTTGAGCGGAAGTATCTGATACTGTAATTTCATTTGTTGTACCTGCAAATGTTGCAGTTGTATCTCCTTCTACTGCCGTGTTAGCAGTTGAGCCATAATCTACAGCTATTGTTGGAGTTGAACCTTCACCAGTATTGGATCCAATTGTTACACCAGTTCCAGATCCAAGTGTAGCAACATAGTTACCTGTTGTATCTGTTCCTAAAGCAACTGAATTTGCTGCAACACCTGCTGCTGTAGTTGCAGTAGCGGCGTTACCTGTTGTATTTTGATTAAAGGTTGGGAAAGTGTTTCCTGCACCCGTTAAATCTTTATTTGTTAATGCTTGTGTAGCAGCTAATTGAACAATATTACTATTTGTAATACTTGCTATTTTAGTAGCTGTATCAGCATTACCTGTTACATCACCAGTTAAAGCACCTACAAATGCTGTAGAAGTTACACTTGATAATCCTGCTAATGTTGTAGCCGTTGCTCCTAAATCTACTTCTGTAGAACCAATAGTTACACTATCGTTTGTAAGTGCACTATTTGGAATTCCAGATAAGTTAGCTTCAACTACGGATATACCTCCTGATGCTACAGATATTGTATTATCTGCTGCTTCAACTGAAACTTGTATACCTGCTGTTCCTCCATTATAAGAAAAATCTGCAATACCATTACCATCTGTTAGTGGGTTAGGAACCGCATCAGATCCTGATACTACTCCTGAACCAGATAATATTGTAGCTGCTGTTATTGATCCTCCTAATGAAACATCAGTACCTGCAATTGTAATACCATCATTTGCTAACATTGCATTACTAATACCACCTGCTTTTACATTTATGGTATCTGTAGTAATTTCAAGTGAAGTACCATCTACATTTACTGCTAATGCTGATCCAGCACCACCTGATAAACCTGCTCCTGCTACTGCTGATGCAATTTGAGTTGCTGTAATTCCAGCATCTGCTACTTTTACTCCTGAAGCACCTACTGATAATGTAGATCCATCTGCTTCTACTGCAAATGTTGCTGCTGCTGCTCCATCGTAAGGACCACCTGTTAAACCATTACCTGATGTTAAATCTGGTAGATTAGATGTTCCTGAAAATGAACCACTAAATGTACCTGTTGCTGTAACACCTGTAAGTGTTAAACCTGCTAATGTAGTTGCAGTTGCACCTAAATCTACTTCTGTAGTACCTAGTATTACACTGTCATTTACTAATTGTGAATTTGCTACACCTGTTAAAGCACCACCTAATGTGATTACTGGATCAACAGTATCTCCATCTGAAGTTAATGTTAAACCATTTTCTGTTCCAGTTGCTGATACAGTTTGTACTGTACCTGAACCTAAACCTGTTGCAGCGATACTAATACCACCTGCTGTGTTTGTTACCGTAATATTTGATCCACCAGTAATAGTTCCTAATACAGGATCTGCTCCTGTGGAACCAATTATTAATTGACCGTTTGTAGCTTGAGCAAGAGACGTAAGTGCTCCTGTTCCACTACCTACGACTAGGGCGCCGTCTGTAAAGGTTGCCCCTCCTGTACCACCCGATTCTACGGGTAATGCTGTATCTAGGGTTAAGCTAGCTAATGCTGCTGATGATCCGGATACAATTACTTTTTTCCATGTTGCCATTGACTAATTGTTTTTTTTGATTATTGTTAAGTTTTGAGAATTTTCTCGTTTATAAATATGCAACCTGTTTTGTTTATTAATATTTTTCTAATTTTTTTTAAGTACCTTCAAACCCAAAAAACACAGATTCAGTTGTAAAATACATATGCCCTGGTTCAGGAGTTGGTTCAAAACCATCAGGTTGAACTCTAAATATAGCTATACCTTCACTATCTATTTTAAATAGACTTTGTGTTATCGCAGTTGTATTATTTATTAAGAAATTCTCATTAGTATCTAATGATACAATACTACTACCTGTTACACTTAAACTTCCTGTTATTTGAGCTGATCCTGTATAAGGAAAAACTGCAGATTCTGATATTAAGGTTGCGAATACTGAGGCTACTGCTGTTTGGTAACCTGCTAAACCTAATGCTTGAGTACTTGCATTTAAATCACCTCTACCAGCAATTGTTATTAAATTATTTTCAATTTGAGATACAAGTAAAGTACTAGCATTTGATGTAATTTGATGACCTTCGTCTTCTATAAATGAAGGTAAATAATCGCTTGCAGTTGCAAAGAAATTGATATTTTGTGAAGAATTTCTACTTTGGATTTTAGTAATTTTATACTGACCATATAAACCCTTAATTTCTGAAGATACACTACCTGTATAAGCTAGTTGGGCAGCTATACCCCATGCTGGTAAACTTTCATCATAATCTGCATCTTCTGAACCTGTAATTGCTCTTGCATCAGCAGGATAACCATCTCCAACTTTTGTAAAAGAAGCGGAAATGAATAAATATTGTCCCTTAGGGGGTCTAATTCTTCCTGTACCATTACCATTTCCAATCGCGTTTTGATCAACTGTTATGATATCTGCTGATATGTCTGTAATAATAGCATCACCCGTAAGTTTACCACCAGCCACTATAACCATACCAACCATTAAGTCAGAGAATACTAGTGGGCCTTGTGAAATAACACAATTTTGTATTGTAGGTTGTCCTGAGGTAAAAGTACCAGTAATTCTAATATCATTTATGTTGTTTTCAAATGAAATAAAATCATTAGAACCGTCATATCCTAGTGAGGCAAAATTTATTGTTGGTGTAGCCATTTATGCTTTATTTTTTTTTATTTATTTAATTATTAAAACCTCATTGTCATCATTACCTCACTAAAATTACCAACTCCTGATAATCCTATTTGGTTAAAGTTAGACCCTAAACTGTAAGAAGTACTAATACCAATATTACCTGAATTTCCTGTACCATCAAAGTTTTTACCTTCTACTGTAACTAAATTTATACTTTGTTTATCACTATACCCACCTGCTCCTTCATTTAATCCCGCTGGGACTGTTACTGAATAATCAGTTTGTTGTTTATCTCCTGCACCCGATCCTCCAGACAATACTGTTAAATTATTTAATTGAGATGAACCATTTAATCCTCCTGGTGCTACTATTGTTATAGCTGTAATATCATCTGCAGTTGCGGTAACATTTACGCTAAATAGGGTTCCATAAACAGCCTCACTACCTGAAGTTCCACCTGTATCTGCACAAGTAAAGGTAAATGTGTTTGATGTTACTGCTGTAATATCGGCTATTTGATAATCTACATTAGCTGCTCTAAGTACTACTTTATCCCCAACACTTAATCCATGAGAATTAAAAGTAACAACCATACTAGTTGATGTTCTAACCCATGCTGCTGTAAATAAATTTGTAGTGGAAGTCATATATACTTCATAATTGTTACCATCAGAATCAGCTAAGTATCTATATTGTGTGTTATATACATTTCCTGATCCACCACCTGAACCTTCAGCACCTGTTATACCTTGTATACCTTGTGTACCCGTTATACCTTGAATACCTTGAGAACCTGCACCTATTATACCTTGTACACCTTGAGTACCCGTTATACCTTGAATACCTTGAGAACCTATACCTGTTATACCTTGTATACCTTGTATACCTTGATCACCAGTAATACCTTGGATTCCTTGAATACCTTGATCACCAGTAATACCTTGGATTCCTTGAATACCTTGATCACCTGCACCTTCTATACCTTGTATACCTTGTATACCTTGTATACCTTGTGTACCAGTAATACCTTGAATACCTTGAGAACCTGCACCTGTTATACCTTGTATACCTTGTATACCTTGATCACCAGTAATACCTTGTATTCCTTGGATTCCTTGTGAACCTGCACCTGTTATACCTTGTATACCTTGAGTACCTTGTAAACCTGTTATACCTTGGATTCCTTGTGAACCTGCACCTGTTATACCTTGAATACCTTGAGAACCTTGAATACCTGTAATACCTTGTATTCCTTGTGAACCTGCACCTTCTATACCTTGAATACCTTGTGTACCTATTATACCTTGTATACCAGTAATACCTTGTATTCCTTGAATACCTTGACCACCTGCACCTGCTATACCTTGTATACCTTGTATACCTTGAGCAGCTTGATATCCTTGAATACCTTGAATACCTTGTATTCCTTGTGAACCTGCACCTGTTATACCTTGAATACCTTGAATACCTTGACCACCAGCGCCTGTTATACCTTGTATACCTTGAGTACCTAATCCACCCGTTACACCTTGAGTACCTTGTATACCTTGTATACCTTGAGCAGCTGCATATCCCTGAATACCTTGTGAACCAATTATACCTTGTAGACCTTGAGAACCTTGTGATCCTCCTGCTGAGGCTCCTCTAAAAAGTTCTCCATCAGGTTTTATTAATACCATTGGGTAAGCTTGTTCTCCTGGTGTTGTTGCTTCGTTTGCGTATGTTCCCTTTAAAGTTACATCTCCTGTAGTTTCAAGAGACCCAGACAACTTTGCTGATCCTGAAAGGTTATATTTTGTAAATCTGGTATATGTGAAAGCATCAACAATTTGTTTTACTTGTGAAGCCTCTACTGTTTCTCCTGTTTGTATCCCATTAGGGTCTAATTCTGTTGGTTCAATTGCCATGATGTATTGGTATTTATTTTATTATAAATATATAAAAGGTTATTGTCTATCAATGTTTACTAAAATTGTTGTATCAGTAGTTCTTGATGTAGGAAGAGGTTGTGCCATTTTCCCAATTGCTACTAATTCATTATTATTATTATATAAGCCTACTGTTGTAACATATGGGGAAAAATATGATCCCGTGGCATATGCATAAACAGTACCGTCATTACTAGAACCTGATATAGTGGAAGGATTTAGTGTATAGTTAAATTCACTTTCTCCTATTGTACATTTATATTGCGTCTCATAAATAGTAAAAGAAGATGAAAATTCTAAAGTTATATTAAGAGTATCTATAAGATTTTCAACATCATTATTTCCTACTGTTCTTCCACCATATATACCGTTTCCATATTCCGCACTACCCCAATACCCTTCTTCTCCAATTCCTTCTTTTCTGCTTCCACCAGTAAAAACAATCATACCTTGTCCGTAAATAACATTACCTACTACGGTTATAGTATCGTTTATATTTGTTCTTATTAGTTTACCTTCACCATCATCATAATAACTTCCACTTGGAGTAGTAATATTAATAGAACTAGGTAAAATATAATCTCCAAACAAAGATTTAGGTATTGATATTACTCCTATAGTAGGATCAATTTCTGAGGATTCACCATAAAGACCCTCTCCATATATAATACCTCCCCATAAAGGACCATCTAATATTTGAGTTATATAAGAACTAGTTGGCCAATATTTTTCTGGGTTTAGATCAGTTTGATCAAAATTTTCAAAGGCATTTGAATCTATTATACCATGAGTAGTACCATCTGGGTAAATTGATTGTGTATTAGCTATTTGTACCTCACCATTACTACTTGAGATATAATTTGAATAATATAATTGTTGAGCAGAATAATATACAGAAGACTGTGAATATTCTGTTATATACCCCGTAGCACTAGAAGTTTTGAATTTGTTCCCTAAAAAACGATCAATCCCTACATCAGAAGTAGTTAAAGCATCTCCAGTAAATGAAAATCCTTTAGTTAGTTCTAAAGGTGATATTATTATATCTTGTGAGTTTAATGTTTTGTACGCCCCCATTCATTCTTAAAAGTCTAATTTAACCCTTACTAAAGCTTCTTTTGTAAAATCTTTGTTTAAAGGTTTTGATAATTTAGCTACTGCTAACAATTCATTACTGTCATTATATAATCCAATTGATGTCATATATGTTTGAGGGTTATTAATAAAGTAATTATAAATAACTTCTCCAGTTGATCCTGAAATATATGATGGGTTTTCTGAATAGTTGAATTCTGAGTTTCTTGCTCTAATAAATACAAAATCTGAAGTAATTGTTTCTTCTGAGTTTAATCCAAATGAAGAACCTGTTATAAAACTGTTAAGTAATTTTACTGGGTTAGTGGGATCGGAAATTGAGTTTACGTCTTGGTTTGTATCTAAAGATATTCCTCCATCTGCTCCAGATAAATCTAAAGCATCTCCATTAAATAATATTGTTCCAATATCTGGTAAAAATAAACCATATGAACCACTTTTTTCTGTATATCCTGTACCACCTGAACCTGAGTTATATGAAAAACCATCAGATCCACTAATTACTTCATATGCTCTCATTGTACCATAAAAAGTTGGTACAGTAACCATATTTGAATTATCAGTTAAAGTTACTTGTTGGTTTGTAGGACCAGTTAATATTACATTTAATGAACCAGGGAATAAAGATTGTTTATAAGCTGATCTTTCTACACTAACAGCATAAATTGAACTACCTGTAACACCCCCAAATACAAAAGATCCATTTTCATCTTCTAACACTAGTGTTCTATATTGCCCATAAATTGTAGAAGCTGGAGATACATTAGGCACTGCTGGTTGATTATAAGCAAGAGCTCCTCCTCCCGTTTCATTACCATAAGCAATTTCAAATTGGGCTTTTGACCCTGCCTCAGCCTGATCAAGGTTATATACTGCTGTATAATATTTTCCTGATTCTGCTACTACTTGACCTGATCTTGTAAAGAAGGTTGTAAGTACTGGTGCGTTATTTGTCCAACAGGTGGCAGTTTGTGCTTGTGCACTTACTACAAAATCATCTGCTTCTAATCTTTTAAATCCCATATCTTTTTTATTATGTTGTTGATTTAGTTATTGTTATTGGAATAGTAATTCTTGCCCCACTATCTAAACCTGTAAATGTTAAAGTACTTAATAAAGTTGCATTTGCCCCAAACAATGTATTTACTGTAGTTGCTCTTAATGTAACCTGTGTACCTGTTATAGTTGAAGAAACATTTGTTCCTAAAGTTGTTGTTGAATTAACATTAGCAGTTGTTGCTGATGCTGTATTAATACCAGTTGCTTCAAAAGTATTTAATAAACGAACATCTGCAATAGTTACACTATAACCTGATGTTTCAAACACTTGATCATTACCTAAGTAATTTAATGTTTGAGGGGTAATTGCTAATGTAGCACCTTGTTGAAGTGTTACTGCATTATACCCAACATTTAATACTGGTAATTTAGCTGTACCTCTTGGTAGTGTTGCTAATTTATATTTCATTATTTGTGATTCAAGAGGAAATGCTTCTAATAAAGGCATTCCATCTATAGCTTCACCATAAAACTGTGAACCAGAAGGGTGTGATGGATTATAAAGTGTATAATCTATTTCATCATCTGCTAAAGCAAATTGTGTGATTCTAAATGAACCGTCGTTAGCTGCTAACAATTCTCTACCTTTTGTTGTTAAGATAGCATCAACTGTTATTACTGAATTGTTTAAATATCCCATTTGTGTTTATTATTATATGTTATAAATATGTTAATCTATTAGTTTGTTGTCCCTTAGTTGCCTTAATGCTTCATCTGGTGTAAGTTCTATTTCTTTTATTGGGAAATTTGGAAATAAGAAACCAGAAGGTGTGTTATTTTTCTTTAATAAAGGTGAATATGACGTTATAATACTTCCAGATTGTTCTTGTGAAGTAAAGGACCCAGTAGCATTTTGTGGTGTTGCTACAATTCCACCTTGATCAGTACCATATACTAAATCTTGATTTTGTGATGGTATAAATTCTCTTTTTATCGGTAATTCAGCATAAGGAAAAGTTTGATTAATTATTATTGATGAAGGTTCAAAATTCCATCTTCTTAATAAAAAGAAATCTTTATTAATAGAAGGATCAACTGGTCTGTCTAATAATAATAATAATTGAGTATCAAAAGCTCCTCTTTCTTCTGGTGTTTGTATCGCCAGAACATTATATACCTTAGTTTCATCATTAACAAATCGTATTTGATCACCTACTTCTACTGTCCATGGGATGTTAAAATTAGGTATTACAGTATCCTCTGGTTCAAACCCACCTGGAAATCTTGAACTTGGTCCTGGAAAATAATTTAAAGATTGTTGTGATCTACCTGAATTATAATAATCATTCCCAAAAGGTTGTGGAGTATATGTTGGTGGATTTGAACCATAATCGGGAACTAAATTATTTTCATCTGATAAAGATATTTGTTGGTTTAATGGGAATGGGTTTCCATTTTCATCTGTAAATTTATTTTGTGTTGCAGAAGTTGGGAATACCCAAAACGGTGTTACCATTGATCCAGCACTTTCAGCTTGACCTGCATCTTCTGTATTAGAATTAATAATACACGTTACAAATGGACCATTTACTGGAGGGTCTATTAAATTACCTCCATCTACATTTGGTCTTGATGTTGGATTCCAATAATTTTTAGGTGCATCTACATTTTCTGCTGCATATTCTTGGTATGTTCTAATTCTATACGAAGTATTTGCTTCTATAATTTCGCTTGCAGCATTTTTTATCCCAACATCTAAAGTAGCATATTGGGCATCATAAGGACCAAAATTATTTTGCTCACCATATATCTTAGTATCATTTGCCCTCAGATTAATCCTAAATGTTTTAGAATTTTCTATTAATCCTACGTTTTGTGACCCAAAAGCCTGGGTTAAATTCATTGAAAATGTACTACCACCCAAATAATGAAAAGTTAATGTCGCCTGGGTTGTTACTGTTAATGGTATTTTAGTCCAAGTTGAACCATTATATTTTTCAATATTTATTTTAAATATACCTACGGTACCCTCATTAAAGTTAGAACTATCATTATAACCACCTGTAGATGTTCTATAATATTGTGGTGGGGTTGTTGGAAATTTTCCACTAAATTCTATACTGTAAGGAGCGGATAAAGCATCTCCACCTGGGGATTGTGGGTCTGTAACAAATCTTATTGTACCCGCACTGTGACCACAAGCAGAGTCTGAATGAATTGGATCATCACACGTATCTGGGATTATGGTCGGACCAAAATTATTTAAATAACTAACACCAGATGCTACATTGGCATAACCCGCACTCCCTATTATATTACCAAAAGAAATAAGCTTATCGTTTGCATTTGATGAGACATATACAGGACCATTAAAAGACATACCATATTCTTCATATGGTTGAACATATTCTGGTATTGATTGTCCTTTTAATGGTATAAAAGGTTGATAACCATTAGAAGATGTTTGAGAATATAAAACGGGTACTAATTGTTGTGCTACCTTTTCTATTTCTTGATCCCCATTTAGAAAGTTATATGCTGTTGATCCCTCTGCTTGGTTCATTGCTACTCTACCTGTCTCTCTTGAATCTGGGTCCTCACTATTAGTTGTTTCTTTCCAAGTACCTTTAATATCAAAAGCCGTATAGGGTGATAAGTTTGGGTTATTAGCATCTCCTGAACCATTAATTAGATATTTAACATTAAATTGTACTTTATTGTTTATTACAGGATAAGGATCTGTTATTTGTTCAGCATATGCAAAATTTGCATTTAAATAATCAACTACAGGCACATTACCATATGTATATTGGTTTGGTGAATTTGAAGATGAAAGATTAAAATCATTTGATGTTGATCTTGAACCAACATATCTAGGATAAATACTAGTTAGTTGTGTGTAATTTGAAGCCGGTACTGTTGATTTTAATGCCGATCCTGAAAGTATTAATTGGAAATTTGAAGGTGTATAAGGATCAACTGAATAATTTACTATTTGTATTTCTCTATTTTCTCTTTCACCAATAACATTATTTAATAAAGGTTGACAATCAACCTCGTTATCAAATCCATTTGATCCCGAAAAGGCATTTTCTATAACTGTTGGAACTAAACCATCTCCTTCTATTAATCCCGCAGGTGTATTAAATTCTAATTCATAATGTCTTACTACTAAAGAATTTTCTACTGAAGCAGAATTTGCTGATCCTGATGATACTTGTAATGATAAAGATAAACAATCCTTAATATTAATAGATTGGGAGGGTATTAAATAACTCATAGTAATAGCATAACCATCAACATGAATTGAATCATTTTTAAATAAAGATTCTGTTACAAAATCATTAGCTGTTGTTGGAATACTAAGTGGGTAACTACCAGTATATAATCGAATTGAAGCGGTAGGCCAAGTTGGACCATCGCCTGTTTCACCCTCTCCATATACGTCTGTGGCGTATATAGCAGATGCATATTTTGCGCCTTCATCATCGCTACCAGTCCATGCTGCTAAAAACATTGATGCTGTTACTTGTACATCATTTTGTGGTAATTGATTAAAAATATATAAACCATCTATACTAGATGATAATGATTGGGAAAATGAAATATAAGCATCACTCCATCGAGTTGCAAATAAATCTGGGGGTATTATGTTTTGGTTATTAGCATTAGGGTTTTCTATTGTAATATTTAATTGAGGTGAAATGTAAGTACCATCTTGGTTTTGGCTTGTATTACTAGGGAATGTAAATCCTGTTGTTGATATTGATCCTATTTGGGCAAAAATACCTGCTGAAAAGCCTTCTGGTAATTGAAAGGTATTGGGAACTAAATCGTTAGTACTACTTGTAAAATTAACATCTATTGTTTCTTCTCCAGGGTCAGCATTATCATATGATACAGTATATTTTACAAAATACCCATAATTTGTACATAAACCAAATTGTGTAGTCCCTACAGCATCATTAGCATTAGGAACAGTTCCAGATGTTGGGAAAAAACTACTTGTATAAGTATAATCCCCATTTCTTAAAGAATTATTAAATACTACTGGTTGTAGATTTAGAGAAGTACCTTGAGTTTGACTTATATTATTAGTTAAATTACTAAACTCAGATAAAGTAAGAGTGACAGCTTCCGTATTAGGAAGTGCAGAATATCCTGCACTTAAATTAACATTATTTACTGTTAATTTTATATAAGGATTAGCTCCAGGAACTGTTTCTAAATCTATAATATCCCATTCAACATTATTTAAAATATTTGAAAATTGTGCTACCTTTATTTTACCTGCATTTTTATTAAAATCTTCTACTGATCCTGATAAAGTTGTTAATGTTTGGTAAAAAGTTGAACCATCACCTACATATACTTCTGTTACACTAGCAATAGTTGAATTATTATAAGCTATAGTTTCTCCAATTATTGGGGGTGATGTGCTAGTATTAAAATTATAATTTCCACTATCTGTTGTTGTAGCGTTTTCTTTATATACCCTAAATACGGCACCTGCTGATGGTGGGTTTGCTGATATAGAAGTATACTGTGTAAAAACCCATGGACTAACACCCATTTCTTCATGAAATACTTGAAATGAACCACTTACTTGTTGGTTTACTTGAGTTACCCCATTTAAAACCCCATTGCCTAACTCATTTAATGTACCTTCTAAAAAAACATTATTTATATTTACATTACTATTAACTGTTGATGTATATACACTACCACCTAAAGGGATAAAAGGAGAAGCGGGTGCTCCTGATCCTGTTTCTGTTAGAATATAAGCTTTATAAGGTCTATGGATGTGTGGGTTATATCTATATGTATCTCCATCTCCACCATCAGTATTGTATCCTCTGTATACCCATAGCTCTTGATCGTTTCTAATTGGGATTTCAGTTGTTGATTCTACTATATTATTTGTAGTTAAAGTAATAACTATACCACTTGAAACAGCTGTAAATCCTTCAGCTAATAGTTCTGATTGTGTAAATGTTATGGTTTCTCCTACTTGATATCCTGACCCTATATCCGTAACTTGGATAGTATTTATTATTGATCCAAGAGATTTTAATCTAAATTCTGCTCCTACACCATTTATACTTCCATTTTTTGTTATAAAAACAGTATTAAATGCAGATGTTGTAGGTTGAGTAAAGGGTAATGATTGATTTGGTATTAAATTAGTAAATTCTATTCCATTTTGTACTACATACGAAATATTAGTCCCTAATGATGAGATTTTAGAAGTATAATTATTATTAGCTACCGTTGTAGGATCCTTAATAGAATTAAGTTTAAGATTCATATCTAAATTATTAGAAGAACCTGATACTAATATCTGATTAGTAGTTTCTTTAAGATAATACCTTATGTCTGGTGTTGGAGCTACTGCCATTTATGTTATTTTGTTATAAATATTTTAAAACTATTTTTTTATACTATTATTATTTTTTATGGATCTATAGGATCCTCTCCTTGTGTTGGTCCTCCAAAATAACCATATTGGGTATAAGCACAATAAGATTCATTTAGAGGATAATTGGTTTGATCAAAATTCTTTATAACAACTCTCCAATCTCTTTGAGTTAACTCTAAATTATCTGGAGCAGATGGACCAGGGGATGCATCACATCTAATATTAATAGTTCTATCTCCTGTATATACATTCCCGTTATTTGCTACAGTTGGATTAGGAGTAACTCCTCCACCAATTATACTAAGGAAACTTGGTGTGCCTGGATGTACTGACCAAGCACCACTTTCATCAGTCATAAAATACATTACATATTGAGTGTTAGGATTACCTCCTACACTTACTTGTGTGGTGGATGTTCTTTCAGCTGGAGTTCCAGAACTAGGAATAGTTCCAGACCCACAACTACTTATACTAACAATATCAGTAGTTCCTTGAATTTGTTGTAAATTAGGAGTTATTGTTATAGTTGAAGGTGGTGAGTATAAATTAAAAGCGGGTCCAATAGGGACTGATGATGCTGTTATATCGCCTTGATATAAAGCTAATTTTATTATTGATGGTGCCCCTCCTGTTAAAGTAGATGAAGCACTTAAAGCATGATATGTGTCATTTTTAGCATTCATAAACCATGGTACTTCACTTGGGGTATTAGTAGCATCTCCATCAAACTCTCTTGAACCTGTGTTAAAATTTCCAAAGGTATCAGTATTAAAACTATCACCCGTTGATACTCTAACAAGACCACCATCATTTGTTGTTTGGAAATAATTAGCTTCATGCCATCCTTTAAAAAATGATTCTGTGGGGTATGTAGGTATTGGTGGAAAATACCCTTGTGCTAATGATTCTGTAAACCCTGTTGCAGGGATTACATTTGGATCTTCTCCTGAAGAGGTAGCATAGTAACTAAATACCCCACTTGCACTAAAGGTTAAATTATAAAATGAATCATCAAATGAGTTAACTGCATTAGATGAAGGTTCTTGGTTAATTATTAATAAAGTTGCATCTTCGGTACCAGGAAACCCATCACTTTGGTTTGAAGTATTTGATATAAAATAAGATTGATATCCTTCAATTAAAATATTTAGATAGTCAGAGGCTCCTGTTAAATTAAATATTACATAATCACTATCAGCAATAAAGGGTTGTATTGCTACACCATTAACATCAACATTAGACATTTTAATATATTTAACCTTATTAGTTACATTATAAGCAACATCCCGGGTTAATAAAGTTACAATTAAATCTTGTGTTGCGGTTGTATACCCTAAACTCTGTAATTCAGCTATAGATATTGTTATAGTATCCCCTACTTGATAACCAGAATTACTAGGAGAATTAATTACCTTAACATTTAACCATGATTGGGCAGCAGGTTGTGTTGTTGTGCTTATTCTTACTTCAGCACCTGTTCCACTACCATCTGTTGTTATATTTGTAGTTGTTACATTAGTGTTAGATGGGTAAGGAGTGGTTTGAAAGTTTTGGGTTATATTAAGGGGGTAATTTTGTGTTAATATACCATTTTGGTTAACTGTGTCTGCCCAAAACCATACATTTCCTTCTGTTGGGATAAAGTTAGGGAGTACAAAATCTGATTCATTTTTAGATATATTATTAAACCATTGGATTCTAAAGAAATAATCTATAATAGCATCATGTCCAAAAAATGTTTTACAAATTTCATTAGCTCTTACTTGAATATCATTACCAAATTCTCCATTGTAAAACTCTCTTTGGTCAATTCTAGGATAATTAACAGGAGGGAATTGATTTGATCCTGTTTGTTCTTGATGATATGGAGGTGTAATTCCTAAAGATGGAACTATTGACTCACTCCATTGTTGTACAAACTCTGGATATTGAGCATAAAATTCAGAGGCAGAAACTTCAGCTTCTGTTAAACCACTATAAGGTCCTCCACCATTTTGAACAGATCTACTAACGGGGGCAGTAAAATTACTATTAAAGGGTTCAAATGCACCCCCAGTACCTCCACTAAATTTATATATAGCAGACCCACTAACATTTCCATATGCAGGGAACGAACTACTGGAGTTAGGTACTTGGTAATTTCTTGGAAATGATTTAACACTACCTGAATATTCAGGAGTGGTAAATGACATTGAAGGAGGTGCTTGTCTGTTTCTTTCTAATAAATTTTGTTTTATTACAACACCAGAAGATAAACTCGTTCTAGCAGGTGTAAAATCTTCTATCATTTTAAATAATGAATTATCGAAGAATGAAATTAACCTAATAAAATCATTTACATCATAACTATTTATATATTTTGTAAAATATGCATCTCTTAAAGCATCTAATTGTGGATAAGAATACCCAGATTCAGATATTTGTCTAGGATCACCTATATAATCTCCTAAGTTAAACGCACCTATTTGTGCTATAATATCATCATTAACCTGGTCTGTGGGTGAGAATGCTACTTCTAAATAATTAATACTAGGATTACTACCACTTGGGTAAATATCTTGTTGTATTGATCTATAAGGTGATAAAGTAGAACCAGAAGGTAATACTTCTTGAACTATTTTAATTTGATCACTTATCCTATTTTTAATACCTCCTGGTACTTGGTTTAGAAAAATGCTTTCTCTATTTTGTATAAATGAACCTGTTACATAAAATTCACTATCCCCGCTTGAAAAAGACTGTGTTGTTGCCCAAGATCCTGTAACTTTAGGGTGTATTGAAGTTCTACTTGATGTTATTAATTGTGTACCTAAATCTGCTCTAAAGGCTAAATCTTGAGGTGTTACATTAATTGTATTACCTTGAGTTGAATAAGGGTTAACTACATAATCGTAAAATAAACTTTCACTTAATGCTGTATCCCAATATCTTATTTCTTGATACGCCCCAGAAAAAGGTGTTGCAGTTCCTCCATCTATAGGTACATTATTTATATTTGGAAATCTTGAAGTTTGTACTGTATCCCAATATTGCCAGTTATGTGTTATATTATCTGAATCTGTGTGTCCTATTTTATCCCCAATTCTATTAGCAGCATATATATAAGCTTTATCATTTCCTGAGTAATCAACAGTAGCCATTACAGACCACCACCCACCATCAAAGAAGGGTAAATCAATACTTGCTGTTTTATCTAACCCATTATTTCCATCAGGATAAAATGTTAAAGTACCATAAGCATTAGATTCAGAAGGAGAAGACCCACTATAACTTGAAGTAGTCATTCCTGATCCTGTATAGTTTAAAGTAATAAAGGAAGTATTACCATCACCAGTCCATAAGTTTTGGTGTATGGGTGTAGCTGTTTCTGGTATACCTGGGGTTTTAAATCTAAATTGTAGAGATTTTGGTCTTGTTTCTTGAACATTATTAGCAAAATCATCACTTAATTGAAATGAAGAGGTTATTTGACTGTTTATACCATCAGAATGAAAGGCATAATTAAATACATCTTTACTATAATCCCAATCTTGAAAATCGTTTCTATCTTTACCACCAAATTCGTTTATTCTTAAAATGGTACTTGGGATTCCATAAGCAGTAATTAATGCTCTTATACCAGCTATTGTACCTTTTTTCTTAAGTAATAAGGGTATGTTATGGTAAATTCGTTTATATAATTGTTTATTAACATTGTCTAATGGGACTATATCGTTTGAAGCAGATATTTCAGTATCTACGTACTGAAACCCAGTAGGTGTATTAACTAGGGTATCGATTGACCCCGTCATATCGGGAAAAGGAAATGTACTACCTGAGGGAGTTAATCCCAAAAATGCAGTATATAAATCATTAGAGTTAAAATTATTTGAATATAATTTAATACCAAAATCCCTAATAGCATCTGCTACTAAATCCTTAGAAATACCAAAGTCTAAACGGTTATCCGCGTCAAATCTAGTTGTTAAATTCTTAGTATATAACCATGTATTATCATACTGTTGAGCCACCATATCAACGAATAATTCATATTTTTCGTTTTCTGAATCTTCTTTAAGATATTCTGGGATTGCATTATATAAATAATCTTGATTATTTTCATCATAATTAGAAGCAGATAAAGCTTGCCCCCCATAATAAGGACTTCCTTCATCTGTACTCCCTACCCAAGTTAATGCTTCGGTACTTCCAGTTGGAAATAAAATATAAGGAGGTTCTGTATTTTGTTTTGGGTATGATTTTTCTGAACCACTATTAAAATACATAAAATATTCCCAACCATCTAAGTTAGAAATTATTTTTTCAATACTATTACCAAGTTCAGCTTTACTAGAACTGTAAGTACCCGTATTTAAAGGTAAATTATTTATAGCATTACTTGAAGATTGGATTAATCCTACTTTATAATAAAAATTATCTAACCTAGTATATGCGGATGAAAAATGTATAAAATTACTATATTCAGTGTAATCTACACTTATGTTAATATCCTTTCTATTTAATAGATTTTTTATTTGGTTTTGGGAACTAGTTATATCTGAATTTATTAAAGTATTATAACTAAATTCTTGACTTGATTCTCCTGTTTCTTGTGTTACAGTAATACTATAATTTGGACCCTTTATTAATTGAATATCATTTGGTTCAAAAATTAAAGGTGGGAAAGTAACATTATATGCTTCAGGATATGAAATTTCTTCAACTACCCATAATGTTGATTTTAAATCAAATTGAGAAGGTAAGGGCTCATATAGTTTAACTAATAATGAAGGTTCTACAGCAGTTGTAGTATCCAATCTTAAATTATTTGCTATTACCTGTTGATCATTTCCAAAATTAAGTAAAAAATCTACAAAATAATCTTGAGTTTCACGAAACCCAATAAATGCTTCACTTGAACTAATAATTAATTCACTAGGTATAGTATTACTATTTAACCTTAATTCAGTTCTATCTGAACTAATTTCACTGATATAATAATTAGTTTCTATATCCGAAGCTATAAGCTTTCTATAAAAATTATAAGTAGCATAAAAAGTACCTTCATCATATCCTATTTCTGAAAGATCTTCATCTGGGTATAATATAGTATCTCCATTTATTACACTATAATTTGTTACAGGGATGGCTTTTGCTGATCCAACTAAGGGGAAAATAAGATTTTTACTTTCATCATAAGCATAGTATTCTATATAATCCGTGGATGAAGTAAAAGCAGTATCTAATCTTGAAGAAGATATTAAATTACTATCTTTTTCATCATACTGTTGAAATTCAAATGTTGAAGGTTCAACTTGTACTATTTTTATTTTATTTTCTTCCATATTTAGAAAGTAGTGGTATTTGTAATATTAAGGGTTTGTTGTTGATGGTATTGTACTAACAATATCATTATATTCTTTATTCCCTGACAGATCTTCATTTTCTATGTTATCAGCATCTAAATCAATTTTTTCTCCTGTAAGTGCTTCAGCTGTTGCAATTTGAGATTGTAATAAATCTCTTCTTAGTTGTGATATTTCCGCTCTTAATGCTACTATAATTTCATTATCTTGATCAAAGTTTATATAGTCACCACTGGTTTTGACTAAATATTCGTGTGAATTTGAACCTCCATAGGAAGGAATATCGTAAAATAGCTCATTATAATATTCAAAAAACTGTTGAACAGTAGTTGTTGCCTCTATTTGTTCATTTACAGAAATAACACCCAATTGTTGAAATTGAGTATCTATAATTTTAGTATAATCTGTTTTAGAATATACTTTTTTAATTAAATCTATTTTTTCTGTTTTTCTATCCATTTTACTTCTACCCATTAACTACTTTAAAGTAATAATTCTCATCCATCACTATGGTTTGACCCGCTATTTCAGTTTGAATCAATATACAATAATACCTTTCAGGTTCCAAACCATTCATATAAACAGTAAAGAAACTTCCAGTTGAATCACAACTAATATTTGTAAATTCTTTATCAAAATCTACAACAAATTCATTAGTATCTAAATCCTTAATAGCATATAAAGATTGTGAAGGTAAAGCATAATTTGTTGTATAAACAGAAGCGGTTTGAAAACTACGAATTGGAAATTCGGGACGTACACTTAATCTAAAATTATTTATACTTTCACTGTAAAATACACCTTGGTTATTATCTAATGCTACAAATAAATCAGGAGTATTAATAACATCTAAGGATCCTGTTTCATATACAGAATCATCCCACTTTATTTCTAATTGTGGTGGGTAGATTGTATTTGTGTCTACTGAATAATAACTTAATTGGGGAGATACTGCACTTGAAGTAATAAATTCTTTATCAGTTTCCCATTTTACTATAAATCCTTCGTTTGCTATTTCTATTTTACCTGCATTTAAACCCCTAGATGATGAATACCATACTCTTAATGCATCTGTTACATTAACATTTAAGTCTTTGTCACTTCTTAAATTAAAGGATTGTGTAAACTCTAAAGGACCAATTCCTTCATATCCACCTGATCCTGTATACCATACTCCACCTCCTGCGTTATTACTTCCAGAAAATGAGGCTGTAATAAGTGGATTCCAACCTCCGGTTGACCATTTATTTGAACCTGAATAATCAGAGTATACCCAACTTACACCTGTAGTATTAAAGGGTTTATCTAGATATTGACCTGATCCATTATTCCATGATCCTGATATAGGGTAAACTTCTATGTTTGATTTTAAAATAACATTCGTTGCTTTTGATACATTCAATTTTAAACTCCCTGAAAAGTTATCCCAAGATCCTGTTACTTTTGCTATATTATCAATTACATCGTTTATCTGTGACTGATCAAATTTAACTAGAGATCTTGCTACTTGGGCTATAGGGTTTATGTCTGTTACTTTATTGTTTACATCTAATATAGGATCCAACCCAGTATTCATTGCTGGGTACGCACTATATATTGAAGCGTCTTGGGAGGGAAATAATTTATATACTGCCATAATTATAAGTTTACTACTTTTCCTTTAATATCTCTATTTGGATATTTTAATTCAAAAATACTTGGATCTAAAGAAGGAAATATTGTTCCATTTTGGTTTGCACCATTCATATCATAAGCCCATTGTGAATATCCACTATTTGTTCCTGCAATGTTACTTATTACTATAGACTTAACAGTTTGTACTCCTTCTAATGCATCTAACATTACAAATAAATCGGGAGTAATTATAGGTTGATTAATTTGCCATTTATCAATATTAAAATAAGTTTGAAGTGAAACTATACACCTTTCAAGTACCTCATTACTGTTATAATTAGGATAAGTTACAATTTGGAAATTTATACCAAAATTAATAATAAAAGCATCTTTAATACTAATAGTATCACCAATCATTCTATACTCATTAAGATATGTTCTAACATTTTCTTTTAAAGTATCTGAGGGAGTGGTTAAATAATTGTTATTGTCTTCTGTTAGTACGTAAAGGTCTAATGTTGTATTAGCATCATCGGCATTTGGTTTTTGTGTCCATGCTTTTGCAATTCTACCATATTTAGAAGGCATACTTAAAGCTCTTACTAAATAATCATTAGCTGTTACATTTCTTAATTGAGTAGAAAAATTTGATATACTATTTTGTCTTATTTCTTCTATTGTATCTCCATCTTGACCTCCTGAAGCTGCTTCGGGGTTGTTAGTTGCTATAGAGTTAAATATATATTGTGCTAGATTAGGATCTAATCCACCTTTTATAAATTTTATATTTGTAGTATTAACATTTGTAATAGTATTTGATAACACATTAGATTTAACCCCACCACCAGTATAATATCTTACTGTTAGAGTAGTATTTGATGGAGAAATACCGTATGTGTTTGTAAAAACAAAATTTGTAGGACTATAAGCGGTTGTTAATTTATTTTGTTCAAAAGGTAAACCTAAACCTACATTCATTGAATTTGGAATAATTTCTTCTGTTGTACTATTTGGGTTACCAACTCCAAATTGAAGTTGAAGTCTATTACTACTTAAAAATCTAGTTGCAAATCTAGTTTCTACTGATTTAGTTTGTAATAAATAAGGTGTATCTGTATCTAAATAAGTATTTGGGTCATTTATATTTGTGTTTTTAATACCATCAAATATTAATTCTTGTCCTAAATAATCAACTTCATACCATTTATTTCCATCAGAATCTATTACATCAACTATACCTGCTATATTAGGTTCATTAATTTCAAGTGTAATGAAATCTTGTGGGGATCCTATGGAAAATTGAGTTTGATTAATTTTAGCTGAGAATACTTTTCTTGATTTTTTTAATAGGTAAAAAGTAGGATTACCTCCTGATATTTGACCAATTGAAACCGTAGTTGGGTCTAATGAACTGGAGGAAGTAAAATCAATTGGATTATCTAATGTAAAAGTTACGGGTGTTGCTGAAGTTGTCGTTATTGATGTATTAGCATCTACATATAAGGCATAATCATAATCAGGAACAGATTCATTATTAACTAGTTTAGCTGGAACTTGTTGGTATATATCTATGATAGTATTTGATAAACCTGTAACTCTAGGTTTATAACCATACATATAGGCCATATCAAATATATTACTCTGTTGTCTAGCATACTGTAAAAAGTTTTCTTGAATTTGATTATCTAAATAGAAAGATAACACATCCCCTACATACGCTGCTTGTTCTATAAACATCATCCCCGGGGAGGTGTTTGAAAAATCTGTATAAGTCTTTGGGAAGTATGTTTGGCTATAATTAATTAGCTGGGATCTATACTCTGAAAAATCCTTATTTATATATTTTATGTCTTTTCTTACAGCCATTAGTTAAAATTTAAATTTAAAGTATCTTCAATAGCAGTATTTATAACATTATAGTATATTTGCACTGTTACTTCATTATTGTCTGAGTTATTTAAAACATTTAATTCTTGAACATTTACAAGAGGAAATTCGGTCGCTATTTTTTGTTGTACATCTTCTCTTAAAAAATCTAAATTATCTGAATTTATTTGAGTAAATATAAATTTTCTTAAACCACCACCAAAAGTAGGATTACCTGGTCTTTCTCCTGGGTTTGTTAGGAAATAATTAATTAAGTTATTTTTTATTGCCTGAGCAGTTTGATAATTAGGAGTGAACACACCACCTTCATTGAATGGGATGTTTACTCCAATACCAACTGAGGGTCTTAAATCATTAACAAATTGATTGGGTGCTCTAAATGCCATATTATACTTTTCCTTTCATTATATTATTAATCATATCCATAGATACCTCACCTTGAGGTAATTGACCATTTGGGGATGTAGTATCCATACTACCCATTTGTAATGGCATACTATTAGTATTTGCACTTATAGTACCATTTACTCCAGGTCTCATACCATCTAAAACACTCATCATGTTTTCTCTTAGTTTCAGTTTATCCGTTTCAGGGAGTGAAGTTTGCATTACTGGGTTCAGGGGACTAGGTGTTCCCGGATCTGTTGAAGGGGTTGCTGTTATTCTTTCGACAACGGTTTGTCTAGGAGCACGCACAGCTTCCATAAGGATGTCTTTCATCTCTTCTTGTATAGCCTCTTTCACTGCTTCTTTTACGATTGTTTTTAATTGATTTAGTTTCATATGTTTATAAATATTGAATTAATCTGCTTTTAAATTGTTTTGTATTATATAAAATGCTAGTTCGTCTAGTAATATTTGATCTTCAGCACTAAATGAAGGTTCTCCTTGTAATATTATAATTCCTCCTGAATTTTTAGCTATTGCTTTTCTTTTGTATTGGTCACCTACTTTAGATTTATCTTCTTGTACCACAGATAATTCAAAACCATTTACATTAGTTAATATTGTATTACCTTGTTCTTGTGAGTTAGCTTGTATTGCTAAAAGCTCAGCATTTATTTGTTCCATAGGTATATCACCACCACAATTTTCTATTAGTTCATCAACACGTTTTAAGTATCTTAATATTATTATTAAGGATATAACTAAAAATATAAGGGATATAAGTAATGCCTTTTTTAAATCTTCGGATATATCAACTAAATCTTTAAGTAACTCTTTAACATCTTCTAATTTTGCTATTAAAGAATAAGGTACACCTACACCAGGAGGTGTGGCAACTGGGAAGCCTATTGCGGAAATACTACTTTTTACACCCCTTAATTGGATTGATAAGTAAAGAAATAAAGCTGCTATTGCTGTGTTTGCTGCTATTACTATCCACATTTGGTTTATTTGTTTAACTATAGAGTTTCTTCGTTTTATAAGTTCTCTTAAAAGCTCATTATTGGGGCATACTGCCGTTTCTTGTTCTTCTTTTTCTAATTTGGTAATACCAAACACAACCATTAAAGATATAGCTAAAGGAAATAATTTGTTTTGGGCTACCCCAGCAAATGCTAATATTTGAGCTTTTATGGTAATTATAGCTATTTGGACTGCTCCTAAGCCTATAAGGGCGGCAGTTTCAGCTAGCTTATTCATTTCATCTTTTACTTGATCTGCCCTTCTTTCAGCTTCTTTATCTATATCAATTAATTTCTTTATAGGTAAAATTTGTGGTACTTCTCCCTCAAGGGTTATTAAAGATTGTTTATCTGGGGCGTATTGGTCTTTTTTATAAAGAACTGTTGGTTCTAATATAGATAATTCGGGTAAAGCTTCAATTGATACTGTTCCAAACCTAATCTCATATTCTCCATTTTCATCAGTTTTTATTTCTTTATTACCATTTTTATCATATACATATTCTTTATATTCTTCCTCTTTTTTTATTTGTTTAGGTTTACCAGTTATTCTATTTATTTTACCACTGGGGTCGTCAACTTTAATTTTTCTGGTTTTGGTTACTAATTTCATTGGAAATAAAACAAGTAAAGGTTTTACTTCAACTCCTTGAATAGGTTCACTTGTTTGTTCACTATATAATCTTCCTTTAGTAGAAAAAGTAGTAATAACAGGTTTGTATTTTTCAAGTTGTTCTTTAGTTGCTTTAAAATCATCAACATTGTCTTTTACACCTTCAGCTTTTGCTATTATTTCCTGACCTTTAGGGGTATTTAAAAATACTTTACCTAAATCTAATAATGTTTTTTCATCTATCATATTAGGTAGTTTTTACTTTTTTAGATTTATAATCACCTGATTGTGCTCGGTTAGATATATTATCTAATACACCCCCAGATTGACTAAGGATATTTGCTAAAGATGAAGCAATAGGAAGAGAACCTTCTTTACCTAAAGCACTACATAAAGTTTTTAAGTTATCTATTAATGCGGTGAAATCATCTAAAAATTTATCACCCAAAATTATGGATTCGGATGCATTTTGTTTACCTAAAGATACCACACCCTTATCAGATATAATATTTACATTTTTAGTTTGAGATTGTATACCTAAATCTTCAATTGATGTTAATACAATAGACTTTTGTGAAGAAAATAATATACTATCAATATGAGTATTAAATAATAATCTACCTGAATTTAGTATTACTTGAGGGCCATTATAAGACTTAGGGGATTTTGGTACAGGGGAAATTATATTAGAATAAGGTATAGTTGAACCTTCACCTTCACGTTTTAAAGCAACCGCTATATCAAAAGGTATTTTTTGAGTAGAAGTTAAATATATAGACGTAGGGTCATTATTTATATCTTCTGTTATAGGTAAATAACCTTCTGATGAACCACTTATAGGTTGACCATTTTTTATAATAGTAATTGGGTCTCCGTTTTTAGTATTATTACCAGCAGACCAATTATTTGTAATAGTACCCCCAGCTTTAGAAGTATTACCCAATCTAATACTATTACCAAATCTACCTTCAAGTATATTATCTCCGGCAAAGGGTAAAATAGGGTGAATATCTCCTTTTTCTTCAAAAGTACCACCACTATTACCATTTAAATTTATACTTTGTTTTTGTGTGGTAGGTCTACTTACATTTCCTGTTTCTATTGAAGTATAAGATTTATTTAAAGAGGGAGCAACATTATTATCAGTATTTAAACTTGTAGGTACAGCATTCATATGTTGGCTGTTCCATAATGAAGTAATACTTACATAAAAATTCTTTAATTTAACCCCTATATCTGGGTTTTGATTTGATGGTCCTCGTACAATAAGTACATATTCGTTAACTAAAGGATAAGTTTTTAAATTAGGAAATAAAGGGGTTGCTAATTGAATAGTAGTACCATCCAAACTTGTATTACCTGCAGTTTTAGCCTCAGTAAAGTTAATTGTCCCAATTCCTGACCACTTACCTGTTTGGTTGAATAAATCAGAATTAGAATTAAGATTAATATCTACAACTCTTGCAATTATAAATTTTCCAATTTGTGAAGCCTCACTATCAACATCACTTATACTTGAGTTAGTATTGGGTGATGATTGAAATAATCTAGAGATTCCAGTTTTATTTACTGCCATCTTTTTTTTCTTCGTAATTCTTATTAAGGGTTTCTAACTCTTTCATTAATTGATCTTTTTCTTCATCTGTAATTCCAGTAGGATCATCACTAATTGAATTGTTTAAAACACGTTGTATAATTGTGGACATTTTTATTAACTGTTCGTCATTTCGAACACCAATTTCCATATATTCTTTTATAAGAGGAACAATCAAAGTAGCATCACCAATATCGTTAATTAATGGTTTTAATTCTGATATTAATCCTCCTATTTGTTGTTGTTTTGTTTTTTGGTTATCGTATATCTCACTTAATATATCTGAGAATTTTTTACTACCAAATACTACACTATCTAATGCGCCCATGATGTTATTTTATTATAAATATGGATATAAGAAGGAATTAGAATTTAGCGTAACCGTTCTCTAAATAAAATATATATTGTTGTTTAAAGATACCATGGAGTTTATCTGCAATCTTTGTTATTTTTGGAGTTTTTACATCTATAATTTCACGAATGTATATATAAAGTGCTTTTTTGTTAAAAACCTCTATAGTTTCTCGTTTACGAAATAATTCTAAAATTGCATCTGCTATTTGGGCATCATTCTTTTTAGGAAATAACTCAAATATATTTGATGTAACATGATCAACAAATATGTCAATGTATTTATCTAAATCAGTTTTAATAATTTCATCCCCCATTTTATATGTGTGGGTTGAATGTTCTCCGGTTAATACATCAACAGGTACTTTTTTTATTTTTTTACTATAATTTTTTGTATTATATAAAATTAACCAACGTTTTACAATGGTCCCAAAATACGAGTATGCTTTAGCCCCTCGTGTTGGGTCAAATAAATGAATTTTAGATAATAAGAAAACAATTATCTCATGTTGAAGATGTTCTAAATTTTCTACCTCTGTATGGTAAAATTTAAAAGTGTGAATAATATTTTGAGTAAGTTTAAAGAACGCATAGTGTATTTCTTTATCATAAATTTTACTCCTCATTTCTGAACAAGGTGTGTTGTTATATAATACGATAGCGTCTTCTGTGTCCTGAGTGAAGTAGTTCTTACTCTTAGGTCTGCGTTTTTTCTTTATTGGGGCCATAAATGTTATTGGACTTTAAATCTTGATAAATTGGTTTGTATTACCTTTATTTGATCAAAAATCCAACCTATTTCATCATCAGCTTTGAATATACCTTTAGAATCTACGTCTTGTAAACGTTTATCTGATATTTCTAATTGTTTTGAAAATTCTGCTATATAACTATTCTGATTGATAATTATTTCTAGCATTTTCTCATTTTTCTTTAATAGGTTGATGGTCGTATATCCTAAGACAACGACCAAAACCCCTAAAACAATAATTACTATATTTAATATCATAAGTTATCTAACATGTTTTTTAATCCTACACTAGATACTTTATTAAGTGCCTTTTGTTTAGAATTACCTTTTTGATTTGACGTCAATGTATAATTTTTCTTTGGCGTAGCCACGCTATTCTTAGAGAATTTTGGTAACCACTCAATTTCAAATTCAATACGTGCCGCCATCATGTCAGCCTGATGTAAAATAAATGGAAGTGATGTGCGAGGTTTTTGTTCTGGCATAAATGCTTTTAAATATTTCTCATTTGCTGAGTCATATAAACCATCATGGGTCTGGATAGCAATCATTTCATTAAAAGTATATTTAATATCATGTTGCTGAAGTAGAAATAATCCACGATCTGGAACGGCTGCGAAGGGTAATGATTTATTAAACATATAATCTTCACCTAATTTATCACGTCTCCAATTATCTGTCTGAGGTATATATGCTTCTTCAGTATCAGATCCCATTTTACCTAGGTCATGGTTGATCGCCGAAAATACCAATTCTTCCTGGGTAAATGTCGTCATATCACAACCAAACCCCTCCCATACAGCGGACATGGACAATGCTGCCTTTACTACTCTATTAACGTGATCTACATACCCACCTGGGAATGCTGAATGGTATTCTTTCTTATGAGCTGCTGGCATTAATATAATACGGTCCTCATATTTACTATAAAAATCAAGTAAACGTTGTTTACGATCTCCAGTAATAAATGTCTCAATGTTAGTGTTGAATTCAATCCAATTTGATTGGAGTTGTTCTGCTGTTAATTTCATAACCTATTTTTTTTTAATTTAACTAATGGTATTATCCTGCTCTATCATTGATTGTAAATCCTCTATGATATTTTCACTACTTTCAATTCTTTTACGAAAACTAGTAGCGGTTTCTCTTGTATCACCCACCATACGTTTAAGTTCTAGTAAACCTGAAGATAATTGTAATAACTTTTTCTCAAATAAATTTTTATTTCTCATAATTGTTAATTTTAATAACGGGGTTATTATTTCATCCCCTGTTTTTCTTATTATTTTGTTGCTTTATTTTGCCTATTCTTTTTATTCCCTTTTATTTCCTAAACCTGTATTACAAATCTACGTAAAGTTTTTCTGGTATCCTAGTAATTTTGTATATTTCTTTTAAGTTTTTTTAGAGTTAGCAATTTTGCGCACTTTTCATACTCCTCTATATTTTCAAAATATTGGAGTACTTTTTCTAAAATTGAAAGGAAGGGTTCCTTTTTAAAATCTAATACAGCATCTAAATGGTTTTTATCTGTAAGATCTATTTGATTAATATAAAACCAAGCTCTATTATATACAGTAAACATAGAAGCATTTTTAGTTTGTTCTATATCATAGTTAGGGTTTTCTTTAGATAAAAATTGATTAAGTTTTTTATGGAATATTTCATGATTTTGTATTAACTTAACAAACATCCCAATCTTAGATAGAGGATCTTTCATCAGGTCATCTATAGACAAGTTATCATTTTCCATTTCCTTAGAAAATAAATCAAATACTTTATCTTTATCTATCATGTTCATAAATATATATTATTCCTTTAGGTTTTCCAATTCTTGCTCAATATCTAATTTTATTTTTTCTAATACTTTATACTCGGACACAACATCCTTTTTATCTGGGTTTTCTGGATGGTATCTCCAAAGATCTTCCATTACAGTAGTTGTGGCTACTAGGTCATTAACTAATTCAGTTTTTAAGTAATTGATTTCTGATTGTTCCATAATTTTAATTTAGTCGTTATTAAATTCTTTTATAAATGTGTAAACTGATATTGTTAGTACTATAGGAAAGAATAAAAAATTTATTATTTTCATATCCCAGGTTAATTTTTCACCAATTAACTCGAATATATATTCCGTAAGTGCTAACCATAATACTGCCATTATTAAATATATCATCATATTTTAATTTAATTTATAATATTTAACTTCTGTTTCTGTTTCTTTAGACTCCCAGGGAATATTATTACCCATTAACTTATTTAACTCTTTAATTCTCTTACTTTCTACAAGAAAATCTATGGTATTTTGCATTACTATAACCATATTATTTAAATTTACTACCAATTAATATAATATTATCTTTTGCCTCTTCCAAGCTAATATGAAAAAATTCTTTTCTATTATTAACTCTAAAAGATTTTAATTTCTCATGAGTCATTCTTTCTACCATCTCACCATTAAAACATTTATAAGCCCACTCTACTTTATAAGGTGTAGGAACACCGGTAGCAGATGATATTTGAGTTGCTCTTTCTTCAGGTTTTAATTTAGTATACCCAATTTTTAGATATTCTTTAGGTAATGATGGGTTTGATAATACATATACCCATTGATCACCTTCACCTTGATCCGCATAAAGCCCATACTTTTTTTCGGTATAATACGTTACGTCTTCCCATCCCTCACCTCGTTCACTTGGGGTGATGGTGAAAAAAGCTGCGTTTTCAATGCCGGTATTTCCATAATTTTCCTTTAGGGGGATAAATGTTTTCGATTCATGTTCTGTTATACGTTTCATATTTTTTAAATTTTATTATCTAATAAACCAATAAATTTCTTTTTTATTATCTCCAACATGAAAATAGTCAACCCTAGTTTTAGATAAATCTTTAGTTAAATACTTTTTAGAAAATTTAACCAAGGATGAATTAGAATTTTTAGAAATAGAATTATAAGTATAATTTTTTACATATTTATCTTTTTTAAATTGCTCCCCAAAGATATCATTACCATTATATCTCTTGCCACTAAAATTAGAAAAATTATAACCAGCTATTAAATTATTATTTACATCATATCTATATTCTTGATATGGTTTATAATTTTTTAAATTATTATGAACATAAATAGAATCAAATTGAATATTGTCTTCTTTAAACCATCCCCCTTTAAAATTAAATTTTAAAATAGATCGATTAACAGAGTCAGTCTTAATATAAAAATAAAAAGCTATTACTTTATTATTTAAGGTTCTAACACACCCATCAGTTAAATCATTATACTTTATATCCCAAAATTTAATAAAATCATCTGGGAGACGATTGTGAAGGGAATTTACTAATTCTTCTTTAAAATACACTTTATTTAATTTTCTCATTATTCTATAATTATTTTAAATGATTTTTCAATAACTTCTCGAGGACCTACATCATTATTAAATGTAGTTTTAATAAATACTTGTAAGGTATCACCAACCATCTCATTATCCATAAATATTTGCTGTCTAGGATTGTAATTATATTTACTATATGTACCTAATAAGGTTTCAGCATAGGGACACTCCCAACAAAAATTCTTCTGTATCTGGTACCCAGCAATATTTAAAGGAGGCATAATTTTTACTATATCTGATAGGGTATATTCAATTTCTCCAATAGGGATTGGATTATTAAACCCACCTCCTGTAAACCAACTTAATACTGAATAAGTGGGTACAGTAAATCGTAAATTCTCTAATGCTATCCAATAATCAGAATCATACTGCGTTTCAATTAATGGAACATCATTAATTACTGCGTTAACTTCATCAAGTTCACCTCTAATAGTAAAATATTTGGGACCATAATAAAAAACATGCCAATATCCATTACTGTCTTGATAAGCATCAGGTTGAACTAACTCATCTATAAAAAATTCTGCGTTGCAATCACCATCTACACAAACATTTTCTATGATCTCCTCTGGGCTACATGCCCAGAAGAGAATTACTAAAAATATATAAATTATCTTTCTCATTATGCTACAAATTCTAATGCTTTACTAAACATTTTTTTATTTACGTCTTGATCTTGCTTGAAATTCTTAATAACTCGAGCTTGACGTTTTTTTCCTGTTTTTGTAATATATTCGAAATTACCTTCAATAATATTTTCTTGAACTCTATTAAATACTTCCCAAAGCATATTTCCTTCATCTGCTTTACGTTGAGCTTCTAAAACTTCTTCAATTGCTTGATCATCAAAAGTATTTTCTGTATCTTCTACTCTAATATCTAAAAATGATTTGGCAAGATTAAACATTTGTTCTTCTCCTAATTCAATTTCTTTCATCTTATTCATTGCTTCAACAGTTAAAGGTAATCTTTCAACCATCTCTTTAATAGTATCTTGTAAAGTTGAAAAATCATAACCCATATGACGGA